GGGCTAGTTGTACCAATACCTACACGATCATTAGCTGTATCGGCAGTAATAACATCCGTAACATCATTAATAGACGTATTCATATCTTGAATAGAAGTAGCATCTAAAACATGATCAACATTAGCTCCGCTAGAATGTGTAGTAGCAGTAGTCCCATCATAACCACGCTGACTGACCGTCAAAGTGTTTGAAGTTCTTGACGTAATAAGAATCTTCTCTTCAGAACCAGTACCTCTATCGATAACAATCACAAAAGGGTTTGCCGAACCAGTTGGGAACGTGCTTCCATCAGTAAGAGAAATAGATGTATCAGTACTAGTCAAAGAACCCGTAGTTGTTGTTTCAACTACACTACCTAAAAACTCTCTTCTTGCCATTCTTTACCTCAATCAGTCAATACTAATATCAAGATCGCCAGCAGCAATACGCAAAGTATCACCAGCATCAAGGCTTTTGCTAGCAGTCAAAGTTCCATGAACCAACAAGTTGCCACCAGATGAAGCATCAAAAACACCAACAGCAGTCACAGTACAAGAAGGCATACTCGTAAAATCAATATTGCTAGTATTAGCAGTAGCACCGCTAGCAGCAGCATCAAAAGCAGCTGACTGGCGAGCATAAGAACCACCAGAAACCTCAGTACCACCACCACTATCCGATGGCGCAGCAGTATACAATGCTACGTAAACGGCACTAGGTGCAGTATAGGAAGTTGTACCAAGAAAGTGATCCAGCAGAGCATCTTCTAAATAATCGCTAAGATTTCCAGCCATTAATTATTCTCCTTATAATGATCTTCCAACTCCAATTGTGTTGGAAGTCTAAAATTATCTAGAGTAAGCAAGTGGTCAGCCTCTTGCTTCTCAATCTCATAAATCCTGTTCTCTCTAGTAAACCGAATGCCATTCTTAGTAGAATAAGCAGATCCACTAGCAAAATAAATAAACTTTTTACCCGCAGAAGCTTTTGAAACAGTCTTCTTTGGAACAGGAGACTTTTCAGCTTTAGGAGCAGCTTTCTTAGCGGTTGTTTTTTTAGCCGGTGCCTTCTTCGTCGCTGCTTTCTCAGCAGGAGCCTTAGTAGGCTCAGGAAGGTCAGACGACTTTACTACGTTATCACTCATAACAACAATTCTATCATAAGTATCATTATAAAACAGAAAAGGTGGGGGATAAATCCCCCACCAATTCTACTAGGAATGTAACTATAACAGTCCTAAGATTTTATCATGAACGAAGCTTGACGTTCTTAGCGATTACGTAGCTGTCAGCATTTTCAATGTTAGCAGCAACACGCATGTACTGAGTGTACTCAATCGTGTCAGTCTTCGGCTGGAACTGGCGGTAGACCGTGATGTCACGATGCAAACCAACAACGCGGTTGTTCGGGAAGGTAAGTTCCACATAACCGTGTGAACCAGATGCGCCTGAGTAGTCGCCTGACTCTGCTTCTGGCATCAAAGGCACTTCAACGAGGCCGATACCATAAGGTGCAAGACCAGTTGCACCAGCACCACCGTTTGCACGCATTGCGCCGTTCAAGAAGGCGAGATCGCCAGTCGTTGAGCCGGGGCTTGGTGCGCCAGCAGCCGATTCAGTAGCCGAGTTCGGGTTCTGAAGCGAGTAAATTGCGTCTTGGACAACGCCCGGGCCAGTGAAGAAACGAAGTTCGTTACGACGCTGGAGGTACTTGCTAGGAAGGTTACGAAGAACACGGTCGAAAACCGAACGTGAAACATTGTCACCAGCCTCATCAACCGTTGTACCGGAAGCGAGAGCAAGCTTAACAAAGCCGTCAAGGGCTTTGAGCAGGGTGTTGCTTGACGAGGTGTTGCCGTTGATGAGAAGGTCATCAAGATCGTTAGCGGTCTGGCGAGCCATGACCTGTGCGAGATGATCCTCAAGCGAGGCACCCTCAATGTTGTCCTCAAGGGACTCTGTTGAAATCTCCCAATCAAGACGAAGCTTGACGCTGGAGAGTGAAACCTTTGAGAAGGTTACTGCTGCGTTGGAACCGTCATCGGTTGCCTCCGTAGCTTTACGCATGATGCGTGAACCAACCGAAAGCTTGTCAATATCCATGCTTGATGCACGCATACGGACAACACGGCTGTTTTGCATAAGAACAGACTGATCGACCACAAAATCTAGGAACCGATTAGACTGTTCAGCATTGAGAAGGCCACCAGAAGCGCCACCCACAACAGAGGTGGTGACTTCATTAGCCTTTGCTAGAATTTCTTCTTGAGTTGCCATTTTATATATTCCTCCTAATCACGACTCATAGCCCAGAGCCTTGACTAGCTCTTGTGGCAGATAAACATTGTTCCAGAAAGAAGGAGCTGACTTGCGGATTGTGTCCTCGTCGCCCTCTTCCTCATCGCCGTCTGGATCGACGCTTTTCTTAACTGCACCAGCAGCGGCAAATGCCTCCACCTTTTCAGTCTGCTCAGCAAGTGAAGCTTCGGCTGAAGCAAGCTTCTGCTCCAAATCCTCACGCTGTGCGTCTGCGCTCTTAGTAACTTCTTCGATCTTAGCGTCCATTGAAGCCTCAACCTCTTCTTTAAACGAAGCGGCAAAATCAGTGAACTTCTGATCAATGACCGAACCAAGAGCATCTTTCAAGATATCAATATCCATTTGATCCTCCATTTGATTTGTATCCGCTTCAACCTCAGATTCAGTTGAAGCTTCTTCTAATTCGACAGACTTTTGTACGACTGCCTCTTCCTCAACTGTAAGCCAGTTGACGAATCGCTTTAACAAAGAAAGCTTCTCTTCAGCGGTCGTATCCATCTCTGATACCTTAGCATAATTTTCATCATTACGCAAAGACTTCTCAACCTCTTCAAGAGTTGTACCTTCTTCATCAAGAACTTGTTCCAAAACATCTTCCATTTCAGTGAACTCCTTAATAATATCATCATTACAAGTCCCGCATCCGCAAGAACAAGCAATTTCTTTTTCTAAATCAACATCGTCATCAAATTTGCGTGTGCAATTATCCAATTGACGAACTTTTGACCTTGCCCAAACCCAACCCGGAGTACCACCCCAAAGGTTCCAAGCAATTCTTCCATTAGAAGGATAACCTTTATCACCCGGATCGGCACCTGTTGCTCTTAAGTCAACAGCGTGTCTTGGGAAATATCTTGCTACCTTTCTAACGAACTCTGGAGAAACAGTGCCGCCTTGAGCCAGCCTTCTTGCTGACCCGAGACCAACACTCGTTCCTCCACGACCATGCTCTTTTCTTTGATTCAACCCGACCTGAGCCATTCTCTGAACAGACTTTGGAATAGTTAGGTTAATATCATTGCAATCAATTTTTAAAATGTAATCAAGTTGATCAGTAGTGTCAAACTTAACGATATCAATAACCGCAGCTGGGTTCGCAGGATTATCTACAAGACTCAACTCACCAAGTTCATACTTCTTAATTACATTAACCGGACGACCACGGAACATCTTTTCTGAATCAATCTGCTTGTCAAGAATTTTACCCCCGACAGAGAAAGAGCGAAGTGTGCCGTCAAGGACTTTCTCCCAAGTGTCCTGAGCGCCCTTAGAAATATATGCTTCTACTTGCATAGCATTGTAGTTTTCACCATTAGCACCTTTAACCTTAACCGGCTTGTAACTAATAGCCTTACCTACAGCAATTGGAGCGTGCATCTCACGGATGTTTCCGGTCCAATGCTTAAATGCTTCAACAGAAGCTTCGAACTCAATAAGATCTCCAGCCTTATCAATATTGTCAGCGGTTGCAATACCGACAACAATGCGCTCTTCCCGCTTGATCATATCAATGGGAAAAGAAAGGTTTAAATCTTCCATAGTATATAAATAGTATCACATTTCTGTTTTATAGTGATACTGTTTACAGGATTCTATTTGTTCACGCAGGTTTGTCAGGAAACGTCACAGTTTCTGGAATCGGAGTGCCTACAGTCGCTGGGAGATCACGCAACGCTTGACGGTATGTTGCCCACTCTGCCTTCTTACTGTCAGTTAGTGCACTGTCAGGCATTTGCGTCCAGTCGGATGCTTGCAACATTATGTCTCGCTTTGTCCGTAATTTCGCACCTCTGTACTCGTCTAGGTCGTCTGGAACCACAGCTTCTGGCGGTATAAGTGAAATATCCATAATCTATCTCCTACTGGTTTCCTACCATCCAGAATACATACACCGTAGCGTTGTAAATCGTTGACGAGGTGTAGTTTGAGTTACCATCGCCATTGATCTCGTATGCACGGAACGTAATACTTGTTGAGTTGTAACTGGTGATAGGGAAAGACAACTGATTGTCATTCCCGTTGCTTAGTCTTGTGCGAGCACCAACAAAGGCAAAGTCTGGGGTTGCTCCCAGACCGTGGTTGATCGTACCGTAACCAGTACTGCTCACAGCGACAGATGTGGCTCCACCTCTCAGGTCGCCACGATGCCAGATCTTGTGGTCTGTGCTGTTGGCATACAGTGTTTCTTTGTTGAAATAAAACGAACCACGATCTGTGTAGATATGGCAGTAGGTGGAGTTCTTCGGGCCGACATCAATATAACCGTTGTTGCCTTGTACCCGCATCGAACCGTCAGCGTCAACATTCGTCAAATGTACTGAGGTGTTTAGGTTGACTGTTGTGGCGTTGACTGTTGTAGCGTTAGCAGTAGAGACATTCAGCGAACCTGCGGTTAGAGCAGAGTTCCCTGCTGCCTTGTAGGTTGAATCTGAAACAAAGTTCCAAGCGTTGTTTGTCTCGTCATGCCAGATGTGGTCGATGTTGGTAGAACTAGCGTTAGACACCACAAGTGCGTTGTTGTTGAAATAAATATCGCCAGCAACATCCAACATCGCCGCAGGCGAATTAGTGCCGATACCGACATAGCCAGAATCCTTGATGTACATGCGATCAACACCGTCGGACTGAAACACAATGTTGGTTGAAGCAACCTCATTGTTGATATCAGCCGCAATAATCAGCGAACCAACAGTTGAACTAGCACTGATTTTGGAGTCAGCGTTCGTGTCAGTGTCAGTCAAAAAGATCTCTGGGCTGGAACCGTTGACCTGAATGTCGCCAGACACGGTAAGTTTGCTGGTTGGGACAGTGGTGCCGATACCGACCTTGCCGTCGTCAAGTATTATCATCCTGTACGCTTTGGTGCCGCCGGGAGTGCCACCGTAAATGATGAAGCGATCATTTGACCCACCTTCATAACCAGCAACCCAAGCCTCAACGCCTCCCTCTGACCAGCCAAGATAAGAGTTCGTTGCATCATTTAGATCAAGCAACCTGTTCGGACTTGTTGCACCGATACCGACTCGCTGGTTTGCCCCATCAAGTGTAAAAAACTCGTTTGCGCTCGTAGAGTTGTAGCGATGGCGAAGTGCGCCACCGCTGTACGAGTAATGAATGAACGTGCTGTCGTCGGTGTCTGTCAACTGAAGTTGAGCGTATGACGCTTTTAGTTCCAGCACCGCCTCGGTTGACGCAGAGATTGACTTGCCAAGAATCGCACCAGCAACATCGAGAGTTGTACCGGGGCTAGTTGTGCCAATACCGAGCCGAGCGTTGCCGTCGTCATAGTGCAAACCTGAAGCACCGCCGAACGCTCCACCGTTGTTGTACTGAACCTGACCGTCCGAACCCGCAGGGCTTGCTGTTGCGGTAAACTCAACAATACTCCCGCCACTATCTTTATAGAAAAGTTTGCCATCAGCATAATTAATAGCAAGTTCCCCATATTCCAAAGAAGAAGGAACATTAGAAGATGTGCCTGAATTTTTTAGTTTTATGGTGTTAGCCACCTAGACCTCCTTAGAATGTTCCTCCATCAAAAGTGACACCATCAATAGTACCACCGTCAATGTTGACGTTTGTTGAAGCTTGCGTAGCCATTGTACCAAGTCCAAGAGTGGTGCGTGCGGTAGAAGCATCAGTATCATCAATTAAAGAGCGACCAAAGGAAGTCAAAGTCGCAACAGCAGCAGTATCTGCTGCCGTGAAGTAAATCATTCTATCAGCAACAGTTGTCAGACCAGCGATAGTTGCAAGAGTTGCATCATAAGCCTGAACATTTGTACCAATAGCAAGACCCAAATTATTTCTAGCGTTTGCCGCATCAGTAGCACCAGTACCACCATAAGCAACACCAACAGCAGTACCCTGCCAAACACCAGTCCCAATCGTACCGACCGAAGTTAAACTAGAACCAGTAATCCCAGAACCAAGTTCGCTACCATCAAGAACCTTGGTGCCATCAATCTTGTATTCTTTACCAGAAGCAAGATCCATGTGCTCTGAAGATGTCCAAGCATCAGTCGTATTTACCCAGTTGAAGGTGTGGTTGGTTGTACCAAGAAGTGTAATACCACCACCATCAGCAGACGCATCAGAAGGACTGGCAACATTAGCAAGAATGACGTTCTTATCCTCAACATTAAGAGTTGCAGCATCAATCGTTACAGTTGCACCACTTACAGTCAAGTCACCAGTAACCGTAAGATTACGTCCAACAGTCAAGTCCTGAACAATAGAAACATCATCCGGCAAAGTAAGTGTAATATCACCAGTAGAAGCATCAGCAGTAATTCTGTTAGTAGTTCCGGTAATAGAAGTCACACCAGAGTTAGTGATAGTTGCGGTTGAACCCTCACCAGCAACATGAGAAACCGAAATACCCGTACCGGCAGAAACATCAGCCATATAGTTGCCGGTAGTATCAGTACCCAAAGCAACAGAGTTAGCAGCAATAGTTGCCGTAAGAGTAGCGTTACCAAGATTTGTAACAGTTGCACTACCAGTCAAATCACCTGCAAGAGTCAATGTAAAGTCATCAACATTAAGAGCAAGTGTTCCAGCAGTATCATCGTAAGTAGCTGCAATACCAGAATGAGTTGCACCAGTAATCATTGTAGAAGCAGTATCTTCAATATACTCTTCCAAGCCCGTCACGGCAGAAGTTGCAATAGCGATATTTGTATCAGAGGCAGCAGTCAAACGACCTTGACCATCAACAGTGAACGTAGCAACGGCAGAGGCGGAACCGTAACTAGCCGCAGTAACAGCGGTATCATCAAGATCAATAGCAATTTGATTATTAGAAACAGTAGTACTGATGCCAGTATCACCAGCAAAAGTCAAAGTATCAGTACCAACAACAACACCATCGGCAGTTCCGCTATCAGCAGCAACAGTCAACGTACCACCAACACCCGCAACAGCGGTATCTACATAAGCAGTTGTTGCTACAGATGTTGAGTTATCACTTTGCGATTTAGTTGTAGAAGTTGCAGAAGAACCAAGAGCAACACTGCCACTAAAAGTTTTACCACCAGTAATAGTTTGTGTGGATGAGAGGTCCACAAAAGCACCAGTACCACCAATAGAAATGACGGTATTAGCGTCACCATTGACATCAGTACCAGTACCATAATACAAAGTATTATCTACTTCATTAAATGCTAGTTCAGCATTTTTAAGACTAGACGGAGCGCCTGAATCTCCAGTTGCCCTCCTTTTAATTCGAATCGTGTTCGACATTAGTAATTACCTCCGTTTAAGAACATCCCTGTTGACGGATGCCTATGATCTGCTCTTGAAGCGAGCACACTTGTCCCAGCAGAACCTGTATTGGACAACTCAAGAGGAATATCGCTAGAAAACTGAATTGCCGCACCCAAGTTCAATGTTGCTGGAGCAGCTACCAAAACTGTCGCTTCGGCATTTGCAAACGTGACAGCAGTAGCCTGAGCATTTGTGACACTCAAAGAAGTTGACTGACCGTTTACAACAGAAACCGTTGTGGTTGTATTATTAGCCACCGAAAGAGTACTTGCGTCCCCCGCCCTAATTGACAAAGAAGTCGAATTAGACGGAGTAACAGAAACACTGGTTGACTCAGTAGTAAAAGTTACGTTACTAGACTCAGCAGGTGTAACCTGAACAGTAGTTGTCTGAGAACTCATCTCGTAACCTCTGCTGTGACAGTCACTGTGCCAGACATAATAGTTAAGACCACAGAACCGTTTGTTTCCTGCAAGTCATACACATATGTCCCAGCAGCAATGTTTGCTGTCTGAGCAGAAGTTAAACTAAATCTCATCAAACCCGAACCGGCATTAACAATCTCTGTAGTAAAAGTAGCAGAAACATCCGTTGATCCAGCAAATGGTCTAATTTGACCAGCATATGTTCTGTCGGTAATATCAATAGCAGTATTTGACGAATCATTCAACGTCACATCATGCGTATAAGTATCACCTTGATAAATAGAAATATTTCTTTCAGCAGCCATTCACAAACCTCAATTAAATTATATCAGCGATCACCCTACAGCGAATACTGCAACTGTTGAGGCAGCCGTAACAACTTCAATAGTATTATAATCGCCCGGAACTACAACATAAGCATGACCATGATCATTACTTGCTGGCAGAATAACTGAGTGCTTACCATTCAGTTTAACTTCAACATCATTGTTAGAAAGGGATAGCATATGAATGCTATAAGTATGATGCGTGATGTTAGTTTCACCATCAGCTGTTGCTAAACCTGTATCCGAGTAGACAATATGTCCATCAATCATTATTTCCTCCTGTATCTTGATTCTCGCCTCTTTCGGCTTGATCACCAGTAGTTCTTGGATCAGTTGACCCTTCCGGTGAATCTGCTCTAGCCCTTCTTGGCACAGCAGATTCATTATTAGTATTACCGGGAGGAGCACCGGGGCCACTGCTACCCTGCTCCTTCTTTAGCTTTGTTGGGAAAGGCAAAGGCTCATCACCATCAATCCTTTCCGGCATATTCAAATCACTACGGACTTCATTCGGCGTAATAACTTCGGTACGCAAATACCTGTCATGAATCCTAGACTGAATATCCTCATCGACCAGATCAATACGTTCAAACTTGATAGAAACCAAATCTGTGAACTCAGCCATAAGTCGGTTAAGTTTCTTCTCAATAACAGATTGATCCGGACTAATGACCTGAGTCTTGAACGTCTTGTCAGCATCTCTAGAAACCGCAAGGTTAGCATTGTCATAAACACCTACCTTCGGGGCGGGAACCCTATTAGCAACAAGAATTTCATCCCGGTTTGACTTGCGGTACTTGTCAAATGATGCATCTTGAATACCTGCCTCAAGTTTCTCAAACTTGATATCGGTATCACCACCAAGAGAAGCTGGCAAAGGAACAATAAGCGTTCCGTGATTTCTGCCCTTCACCTCCTGACGGAAGTAGTTGACCAACTCCTGCTTTGAACGATTGCTAAGTTTTGCACCCTTAACAATAATTGCGTAGCGTGGAATAGCCTTGTTTTCAAAGTAATCAATATTATACTCTTTAGCAAACTTATCACCAATAATAGCCGCAGCAGCAGAAACGCTTGACGGGATACCATAGTAAGTGTTATTTGGTGAATAAGTTTTAAAGTGAATCACTTCGTTTGGATTAGGATCTGAGTTAATCGGATCTTCCATGTCAGTGTCTTGAAAGTTTCTAAAAAACACTGCTTGAATTTTGTTGCTCTTAGCTATTTGAACATAGCCATCACGATGACGACGAATCCTCATCAAAGTTGCTGGAATGTGACCAATATAGCCGACCTCGCCAGAATTGGTTCTACCGATCTCCATGTAGCCATTGCCGGTAGTCAGTACGTCAAGCCATACTCTAGTAATTGTTTCAATAAAAGTTTCTTCTTCATTGAAATCTTCGAATTTTTGCTCCAGATCCTGTCGGGTATCTTGAATAGCCTTTCTGACTCTGGCGAGCCTTTCAGGGTTTCCTTGAGCCTTCTCAAGCCTTCTCTTAGACTTAAGAGTTTCAGGGAATGTATAGCCTAACCCAACCGTATTCATAACTCTAGCATTTATAGCAGCATTGTGAATTGCACTAGAATCATAAAGATCAGCAAGCGTTTCTAAATCATAAGGAGGAGTAACAACATCATAAAGGGAATAGCCATCAAGTTCTTCAGGATCGATGTACTTACCACTTGCACCCTCAACGCCCTCATATTTTTTAGCAAGACGAGTAGCTTTACGCTTCATGCGTGAAGACAAGGATGTATACTTAACTTTCTTAAACGGATCTGAAACATCAGTCTTTCTAATTGTCTGAAAGTAATTTACATCATCAATAAACTCTTCCGAGTCACCGTCTTCCATGTGGAACATTTCACCTTTCATTATTTTCTCCTATTAAGTTCTTTGCGAACAGCGGCTTCAATAACATCTTCATATGGATCTGGATTCAAACCAGCAGCAAGACGTTCCGCTTGATCGTCTTTTTCAGAAGCGGTAACTTTCCTAGCCCCGCCTACCCAAGTTGCGTAGCCCTCTTCACTACCAGTCCAATACTTAGCGGCCTGCGTAACTTGCTTTTCCACATTCTTATCGTTCATAATGCCTTCAGCACACAAAACACCATCGCCATCAGACAACGGCTTCCCATCAGGCATAATCCAAATGCAGACACCATATGCCCTCTCAGGGACATAAAGCTCTTTCTTCTTTACGTAATCGTCAATCATCTTAGACATTCTACACCACACGGTGTTCAAAAGCATTAAGTAAAGACAAAAAGCGCACCATTCCGGTACGCTTTTCGCCATTTACTATGTAAACCTGACCTATCTGATCGGACAAGCCCCACCTTCACACTCAAGGTCTTCAAGAGCGTACTCGTTGATCTCGTCAACAAAAGTGATTTCTTTAATCTTACCTTTCAAGCGATTATACTCTTCTTTGCTAATTTCTTCGTATGGAGCAAGAGCGAATCCATGATCACTGTGCAACAGGAATGAAACCGACTTCAAACGGTCTTTGTAATTCTTCTTCATCCACTCCTGAATCTCAGGCAACTCTTCCTTGTGATAGTAAACAGTCACAGAAACATTGTTGTCAGCCCAAGCAGCCTGCGCCTTAGCAACCCACTCCAACTGATCTACAGCCTTCAAATCCTTAGCAAGCACAGCGTGCTCAGGAGTTTCGCATGGGAACGAAACAACACAAACAGTATGGTTTTCTTTACCATCAAGACCAACATCATACTGAACGTCGTAACCCTTATCACGACAATAGTTCACTAAAGGATCACTGCTTCCCATACGAACTCTACGGATATAGTACTGGGAATAGGCAGGATGAATACCCGGAGTAACACCGGCAAGCAAACTCAAGGTTCCAGAAGGCTTTACAGTTGTCAACTTAATTGACTTGTTAATGCCCTTCTCCGCTGACCATTCCTTATCGTACTCTCGCAGTTGCTCGTAGCAATCAGAAATCCAAGACAGTTGTTCTTCAGTTGATTGCATCCAGCCAGTGATACCCTGACCCAGACGACGGTTGCGAGCAATAACAGCTTGTGACTTAGCATAAGGATATGAGAGTGTCGTAATAGCCTTCTGCGTCTTATACAGCAGACGACTAAGATCCATCAACTCTTCTTTACTTTCAATATTAGGTAAGAAGATCTCTGCAAGGTTGCAAGGCTCACCATCTTCAAGCCCAATCTCACCGCATGGATTTGTACCAATTACTTTGCTGTCATTGACTTTCTCACCCGTGCGACCAGTCTTACGAATAAGCTTGCGATTAATAAGTCCGTAAGGCTCACCTGTGCCATCATACCCCTTCCAGAATTCATCAATAATTTCATCGTATGAATCAGCAAAGATTGAGTTGTTTGAATTACCACGCCATGCAGGAATATCACCCTTTGACCAATTCTTTGCACGCAGATACAAAAAGTCATCGGGATCACCAATAGCAATCTGTGCCGAACGACGAGCAGAACCTGCTACAACAATTTTACCAATAATATTACAAATATCCAAGGCATCAACAGACCGGAGTTTCTTACCTACACGATCATCAAGAATAGTACAGATATCAGCGATACCTTCAATTAAAACTTCAGGCCCAGATGCAGTGCCACCAAAAGTCTTAAGTGGTGCGCCGAACCCTCTAATCAGAACAGTGCTATAGGTAAAAGACTCTCCACTATGGAAATAGCTTTGAAGAACTTTTCCAAGCAAAGCCGACCAACCCTGTCGAGAATCAGGAACAATAAAATCAGCATCGTTTGTTCTTTCATGAACAATACTCTCTACTTCACGAACCTTAGGTAAATCGTGGACAATGGCTCTTTCAACAGAAAAACCAACTCCACCACCGACCATAAGGTGATCCATCAAAAACTGAAAATCTTCTACTTTTGAAATGGTAGTCATCCAGCAGTTAACCAATGAGACACCGCTCATTTTGCGAACGAGTGGCGTACCAAGTTGCCAAAGAGCACGACCAGCAAAAATGCCCTTCAAATTAAAAATATAATCGAAAAGACGTTCAGCCTCTTCCTTTGTGTAACCAGCACCAATTTCTTGAGCACCATTGATTGCCCTAGCAATCGTCTCAAACCAATACTCTTTACGACCAAGAGCTTCTAAATCTCTTGAATAGGTACGACGGTAAACAATCTCCCCCATACCGTTGAAACCCCAAGGTGGGGTCTTGTTTGTATACTGAGCAACAAACTCAGGTGTAATAACATTTTCCATAAAGCCTCCTAAAAAGTGATAGACAACAATGATACCAAGCGCATCGTGCTGGATAAAGAAACGGTACTAGGGAAGATTAGAAAGAATTTTCAAAATCTTCCAACCGTGCGATTATCTTATCAGCAACGGCAGACCACGACTGCGTTTCGTGAAGAATTCTTGCAGATTGAATCGTGTACTTCTTAAAATCGTCGTATTCGTTTACAACATGCGACATCAAATCGCACAGGTCGTCGTAATTTGGAATAGCCCACTCACCACCATCACAACCATACAAATGGCTTTGCAGTGGTGCTTCACCCCAATCAGCATCAAGCGGAATTGACATTTTAGCAAAGTCTGCGGTGCCAGTAAGATTGGTTACAATGCTCGGCATACCTGTAGCAATAGCCTCAAAGGGGATCATACCGAAACCCTCACCGCTGGTCGGATAAACCAGACAATGACAAGCATGATATAGTTGCACCATTTGCTCTGTAGTTAAAGAATCTGTCACAACATAAATTTGCGGATGATTACTGGCTGGAACAATTTTGCCATTATAGTAAACATCTGCATCACAGTAACCGTTGTACTTTAAAACTAGCTGATAGTCCATCTGACCTTCATACAAATCTATAAAAGCATCAACAACCATCTGCACATTTTTACGTTTAGAATCTCCACCAACATGCAAAAAGTTAAACTTACCAGTCAACTCTCTATCAACAATACTAAAATCTTCTGAAATACCGTGAGGAATTACATAAATGTTAAAGTGAAGATTGTTTTTTTCATACACTTCTTTTACAAAGTTAGAGGTAGCCCAAATCTCATCACACTCAGACATAGGCTGTCTCCAACTAGGAGGAACTTTACTGCTTTCCCAAGGAGTGTAGCCAACAGTATAACTACGACCTGTCTGATAATAAACCGGCTGACAAAAGTTTACATGAAAAGGAATAGCACGCCGGTTATAGTAGACACCGATGTCCTTCTCCTGTAGAGCTTTAATTGTCTGTAGAGCAGCGTTAGAATAACCCTGACTGTACCATGACTCGCCAGACTCATCTACACTGCTGGGTGTGAACCAGCTTATTTTCTTCATAAAATCTAACTACTTAGTATAACTCTCTATCTCGATACATTTCACGCCTTTTAGAATTAATTTCTTAGCGTCTTCTTCAGAAAGTTCACAAGTAATCGGTGTGCCTCTAAAAACACACCTAGTTGCGCCAAGATAAAATCCGTCGCACTTCATAATCGAAATAAAATCAGAGTCCAAAACAGCAGCCGGTCCACAATCATTAGACTCTACAATCGCAATAATTTGCATAGTTATATATTACCACCTAGTTAAATAAATAGATATGTGAACCGTGTTACGTATACCTTGTATAACCAGTCTAACGGTCACACTATCATAGAATCAGGGATTCTGTGTGAATTAGAAAAACTTTTTTGGAATCCACATTCTATCCGGACTTGTGATAGCATCAGATTTATGACTGATAATAGAGTAATTCCGGTTTTAAACGCAGGGAGTGTTAAACTACTTGACTGCTTTGGTTCTGACATTGACATTGTAAACTCTGCTCGCGTTAGCTTTGCATCATACCAGTCAGAAATGGACGAAAAAGGACTGGGACTTATTAACTTTCTTATTAAAAATAAGCACGCAACACCATTTGAACATGTTGTTTTTAAGTTTTATATTAAATGTCCGATCTTTGTCGCCAGAGAGTGGTTTAGACATCGCTGGTCATCATTCAACGAAATGAGCATGAGATATTATGTTCCTGACAGCTTAGATTTCTTCTACCCAGCAGAAGATTCTATTAGAAAACAAGTCGGTAAACCCGGCCATTATACTTTTGAACAAATTGATGATCCAGCAGTTTACGATTTTGTTACAGAAACGTATGAGTCTGTTTACAAGCAAGCAGAATCGGCATATTATGAAATGCTTGATGCAGGGATTGCAAAAGAAATTGCACGCAGCGTTCTGCCAGTTGGTCAATATACAGAGTTTATCTGGACTGTGAATTTAAGAAGTTTACTAAATTTTGTTTCATTGCGAAACGATAGCAACGCTCAAAAAGAAATAAGAGAATACGCAGATGTTGTTGAAAGAATTGCAAATGTCCATGTCCCAAACACAATGGAAGCATTTGTCAACAATAACAGAGAGGCGATCTGATGCGAATAGTCCCCTATGACGGGGAAGAGAGTATTGAGGATTTAAATACTCTGAGTATTATAATTAAAGCAGTGCCGTTTGAAGACGGCTTTGTTCCTGCTTACAGCATGATTGCTCCTGATGATAATTATTTTATCACCATTGATGAAGTAAACGCTTTAATGGATGGTATTGAAATTGCTGGGGAGAAACTAGACGACTTGATTGCAGCAATGCTTCAAAGCAAAATAGCTGAACGCTTAACAGGTTTAGAAGAGACTACTATAGTGTATAATCAAGAAGAAGAGGTTGATGAAGATGATAATGGGGAAGATAATTAAAGACTTTCCGTATCCGGAAAAACGATGTCCTTACTGCAATAGTAAATTACAAATAGCTAATGCAATCCATTATGAAAATGACCCGTATCATTTTAAGGCACTATACTTAGATCCAAATCCGAACTGCTCAGTCTATGATGAAGGGGCAATGCAGGCTTATGCAAGAATCTATTATTCGTCAGAGGAAGCATATTGGTATTACGGTGATGTAAAAATCCCAGTTCAACGCTGGAATCGTGACGACCTCTATACTATTTACCAATAATCTGGTAAAATTGGAATACTATGCCAGTTGAAAGATGCTCAGAGGGCGGAAAGCCCGGTTTTAGATTTGGAGATTCCGGTAAATGTTACACCTATACAGAAGGCGACACACCCGGAATGAGGCAAGCACGAAACAAAGCCCGTGCTCAAGAAAGAGCGGCTTACGCTTCAGGGTTTACAGGCAAGTCATATGATGACACAGAATATGACTTTCTAAACGAAATTCTTCTTGCCGAAGAAGTCTGGTCTTACGAAGAATTTTTGCCTGACCCAACAAACAACTTCGAGTTCCTGCGAGATATTATCAAAGAAGTTCATGACAATGAAATGAACATGCCGCCAGATGACCAAGAAGAAGAAGGTCACGAACATAATTTCTTAGAAATGCTTGATCCAGAAGAAAGAATGTTTGCTAATGCTTTGATTGCAATTACTCAAAAATACGGTAAGTTTAATGCCGATGATGAAGGTGTATGGGTTGGATACACCCCAGCAGAAGAAAACGACAATAGAGATATTGGTGTTAAGTGTGCTAACTGCGCCTTGCACGAATCAGAAAAGGTGTGCAGAATTATTTCTGCCACTATTGAACCCGGTGGTTATTGCCGTCTTGCTGTAATCCCTAAAGGGTATGTTGACCCTTCAGCAGACGAGGATGACGATGTGAGTAAAGTCACATACGGTCGTCCGGGGCGCAACGACCCTCGCAAGACACCGGCTAAGCCTTCTGAGAGGAGAAGTGGTTCTAGACGGAACCGAAGGGGGTCGGCTCAGTCTGGTTCTTCTGTCACCTTCTCAGAGGCTGTGACTAATTCGCTTAAGACTAAGATGGAGAATCATAATAAAAAGCATGATGCTGCATCTAAGCGTGCTACACTGTCAGCACTGAAGGCAGTTTATAGGCGTGGAGCTGGGGCTTTCTCAACTTCGCACCGTCCGGGTATGACAAGAGGTCAATGGGCAATGGCAAGAGTCAATGCTTACCTTTATCTTCTTCGTAATGGAAGACCGTCTAACCCAAACTACACTACAGATAACGATCTTTTGCCGAAGGGTCACCCCAGAAGCAAGAAGTAATAAGGAGATAAAATAATGATCATTAATCTACCCTATGACAATGTTGAGACTATGAAGTATCACCATGACAAAATGAAGTCATGGAATGAGAACATGGCTAAACAGCATGAGGCTGCTGCTGACTGGCATCAACAGCAGATTGAAGAGCTTGAGAAGGCTATGGTTCAAGTTCCTTTGGAACCTGAGAAGAAGCCTGCCCCAAGTGCTGGTGGTGCAAGAGGAGAGTCAACTGATGGCCCTGATCCTGCTGCCCCTGCTCCGACTCAAGTTCCTCTTGACCCAGTTAAGAAGGCTGATCTCATCAATATTCTTCAAGACCATGCCGCAGAGTATGGTGACTTTGAAAAGTCAATTGAAGATATTGCTGATATGATTCTTGGTGAGTGATGGATAATACTACTCTTTCTGCGATAATTGTTGCTTTAATTACAACAATGGGAACAGTATTAGTAGCATTGTTTAACTCTCTCCGAAAAGAAAATCGTCAAGATCATAACGTTGTTAAAGAAAAACTTGAAGAACTTCGTCAAGATGTAAAAGATGTAGACGACAAATTGGATGGACACATTAGCTGGCATTTAGACGATAAGTGATATAATAGGTTCGTGACGGACTCTCTGGTTGTAAGTATTTCGTAAGACTATTTATGATGCGGGGAGTCCGTCACATTTTATTTGATCATGGAACATGAATTTTATCCCGTCGTAGAACTTTTTTGGAAAGACCACTACAGCATTGGTGATGAGTGGTATGATGAATCACCGGAGGCCGATGCTCGCATTATTTCAGCAACAGGGTATTTGGTTGCAGAAGACGATGACTACTATTATGTATGCTGCAACTATGACTTTGGAAACAACAGTTACTCTGGGGGAACGGCTGTTCTCAAAAACTGTATTATTAAAAGAAGAGTGTTGAGTAGAGGTAAATTTAATTATGATCAGTTTACAGGAAAAAGAAAAGCTAATAAAGATAGTAAATCACAGTCGCTTCCCCCACAGACCGGAACGTGGTAGAGCCGGTTATTGCGTAATCACTGGATACTACGAGAGTAAGTCGCTATCAGAAGTTTGCGCTTACTATATGATCTCAGAAGAAGATGGATTGTACTGGTGGAATCATTTTGGTTTTAGTGAAGAAATGTCTAAACCCACCAAAAAACGAAGCAAAAACAAAAGCGCAGACATCTTTAATTACTTAAAAGAAAAAACAGGTAAAGAGATAACTGTTAAACAGTTTACCGAAGAGTGCTCTATTAGTTCCCCAACTGCTTATAAGTTTATTAATGAGAATGTGGGCTGGTTTAAAAAAGTTAAAAGAGGTGTTTATGAAATCGTGGACGGAGACGAAGAGAGAAGAAAAGCGAAAGCTAAGTAAAGTGAAAAAAGAATATGAAGAACAGATGGCTGTCGCTACAAAAGTTGCAAGAGCAGTTAGAGATCTTGAAGCACATAACAGAGAGCTTATGTTAAAGTTAGCTAATGCTTATGAGGAATTAGAAGAATTGCAAGAATCTTATTACAATCTTTTAAATGAAAGAAAGAGGGAAAATGGACACTATGGTTAAAACATGGCAAGATGCGGCTGAAGTAGCTGTAAATGAAATTTATGATATGGCTATCCCATCTAACACCGCAACTGTTGATACTTTAATTCGCTTTATGCGTCACAGATTTGATCTGTCTTTAGCTTCAGTTGATAATTACAATTATGTTACAGAAAAATCATTGGTTAGCGATGGTCAAGTATTGTGGTCTTTTGTTGGTAGACATGCGCTAAACATTCTTACAATTACTGGATGGCGACCAGACAAGCAAGAGATGATTAACACGCTTATTCGTAAGCAAAAAGACTATGGGCCTGAAAATATTGCTAGGTTTGGCAACATTGGTTTGCTTATCAGAATGCATGATAAGATTGCACGGCTAGAAAATATTTACGCTAAATGTGACGGAGAGTTTAACACGGCTGTTAATGTTAATGCCGTTTCCGACGAAACAATTATTGATACCCTCATTGATATCATGGGGTACTCAGCAATTGCACTAATGTGGTCAACAGTTGATGCGGAAGGAAATAGAGCCTTCCTTTATGAAATGAGTCAAGATGTCTAATTCTTCAAACGAAGGCAAGCTGTGGATTAAAGACAAAGTTCAAGGATACTTGCACAATGTACCCAATCCTCATTTTTTGGATATCGGTACAGGGCAAGGGACATACTACAGGCTTTTAAACCAATTCTATCCTAACGCTAAATGGACAGGTGTAGAAGGATATAAGCCTTATATTGAGGGCTTTAAGCTTAGAGAAAAATACGACATACTTCATCATGCAGATGCCCGTGAACTTTATGGTAAAAACGTTGATGTTTCTCAACTACATTACCATGTGGTATTTTGTGGTGACGTACTGGAGCACATGCACAAAGAAGAAGCAATTGCGCTGGTTGAAAAACTAACTCCTGTTTGTGGCATGTTGATTATTTCTATCCCTATTATTAAGTGGCCTCAGCATGATGAGTCGAACCCGTTCCAGATTCATGTTAAAGATGATTGGTCACATAAAGAAGTGATGGATTCATTCAACGGCATCACAGCGTTCTTTGTGGGTTCCGCTATAGGTGTCTATATTGTCGCAGGAGACCGATACACAACAAAAGAGCCATAATGTGACGGCTTTCACCTACTTATAGCATTGATACCCAAACAGTCAGTAATTATACTGGAAGTATCAAGGAGGTGAACCACACAAGTGACAAAAGTAATCAATCGGCTACGTAATCGTCGTCAAGACCAAAAGCACACAGAAGACATCCGTTTAACAGACGACTTGGAGCGAGAAATGTTGAAAGCACTCGCATATTTTAAAATCCACTAAACAAGAAACATAATGCAAGAAAGAGACCCCTATCCAAAACGGGGTCTTTTTTCTATTCAGCACCCCATATTGGCAGTGTCCGAAAAAACTAACTTCCGTTCAGAAGTGGCCTCATAGCCGTCTAAAATGTCGTACAATGCGATAAACGACATAAAGAGGAATGATGCTCCAATACAACATTATAAAACGACATGAGCAAAAATGGGTGCAAGCATGTGACGCACTCGCACCAATCTTCTCCACATGCTCAAAACGACAATACTTCGCCGTCATAATTGGCAGCAACAAAAGACTAATCTCTCAAGGATACAACGGGTCACCGCCGGGAGCACGCCATTGCACACAAGGAGCTTGCCCAAGAGCACAAGAAAACTCGCCATCAGGCTCAATATACGACAACTGCATTGCAACACACGCAGAAGCAAACGCCATCATGTGGGCAGACCCAATAGCCAGACAAGGAGCCACACTCATCATCAACGGCTCACCATGTTACAGTTGCGCCAAACTCATCGCCAACTCAGGAATCACCCGTGTCATAGGCAAACACGACGACACCTACCAAGACCAACAACGAGTCATAAACTACCTGAGAGAAAACAGAATCGAAACGATTCTGCTGAAAAACAAAGAAACCCGCAAAACACATACCCCTATCTTCTATCCAACAGAACAAACAACATCGCCTATCCCTAGACACTTCCAAATACCTAACACCAAAACCCCGCCAGACAACCTCCCCGAAGACAACCACCCAGTCCTCTAACTTTCCCCCAACTTTAACAAATATTTTTCCTAAGGAAACACAGACCCAATATTTCCTAAAATTTTAATATGTATCCGAGAAAGGCTATGCGTGCCCTAGCGCGCTGCTGCGCCCCTGTGTGGGGTAGGGTCAATGTCACTTGCAAATGCAATAAAGAAATCTTTGCCTAAAGCGTGGAAAGTGTGTTTGGAGATGGTATCGTGTTTGTTAGTGGGAAGTACCCACAGGAAAGGGAAGAAATGAAAGCAATCACTATCAAGACAGCAACCGCAACGGTCAGCCCCGAAGGGGTCAAGATTACCGGCGCAGATATCGCAACGGCGCACGCTAACGTCGTAGCGTGGGCGAACTCTGACGCTAAGCGTTCGACCTACTCCGACGAACGGGTCGCCATTGTCGCCGGTCTTATCGCAATCGCTCGCACCGGCTCCGGTTCTATCCTCGTCAATGTTGCCGACGTTTGCGAGCCGGTCACCGATGGCAAGTGGAACGATGGGGCGGCTCTCGCTCGGTGGCTCCGCTCCGCCGGTTGCGCCGGTTGCGCCGGTGTTGCTCCGCTCTCCGTGCGTCAATCCCGCACCGGCAAGGGTTCGCCGGTGTTCTCGGTGACCCTCGGCTAATCCGGTTGGGGGTCGCAAGACCCCCAACCACTAACACTCTCAAACACTCCCGACCGCACGAAAGAAACGAAACAATGAAAGCAAGAACCGCTCATATCATCGAAGTAGCAATCGCACTGGCAACTAGCGCGCTAGGTCTGTCAATCTTCACCGGCATCGTTTGGAAATATGCCAGTGATGGAGATACAGAAACCGCCGCGGTGTTCTGCATCATCGGGGCGTTCACGTTCGCCGCCGTTGCCGGTGCTGTGTTCGACATAATCCGAGATAGTCGCCATGACTACCTCGTCAAGACCGGCAAGCGTGACCCCTACCGCTACTGGCGGTAATCCACAGGTTGTCCCCACCTTGTCCACAGGGTGGGGATAACATGTTTGTCCACAGGCTGTGGAAAACCACTTATCCACAACATATCCACAGGCTTATCCCCAGCTTATCCACAATCCACAGGGTTATCCACACCTGTGGATAAAGTTATCCACAATATCCACAGAGTTATCCACAGGTTGTCCACAGGGTTATCCACAGGCTGTGGATAAGTCGGCGGGTGTGCGATTAGCTCCTTCGTCGCAGCACACCCGTGGTTTTTTTAACGTTAAAGCCTAGACTTTATTATGCATTTTTTAACGTTCAATTGA